TCTACCTCAATGTTGAGTGCTTCAATGGTGATTGCTGAACCATACTTAACAATAAACTGGACAATCTCTTCAAAAATGACCTTCTCTGCCTTTTGCTCAAAATAATCTGGTTGTATAAAAGGTATAACTTTTCGTGAGTAATCTTCATTAAATACTAAATTTCTGAGAATAGTTGTCTCAATTCGTTCCATAAGAGAATTGTTGTTTCGCGGCAGCATCAAGTTGCTGCATTACTTCTTCGGTAAAATACTGATCAGGATTCTTTAAGATTTCCTTTGCGTAAATTTTCTTACCATCCATTTCATAACGTCCCGCGACATTCTTCCAGAGTCCAGCGAGTTCCCCGAGTTCCAGAAGACCATAATAGCGATCAAGACCGCGCTCATCATAAAATAGACGGATTTCAACTTGCTGGTTCTCCTTACTCAAACGAGACTTAGCAGTCTTTGCTTTGATAATGTTTCCAATAACTTCTTTTCCATCTTTCTCTTTTGACTTGCTGAGATAGATGATAGTAGAAGCGGCATACTTAAGACCACTACCACCACCCATTTCTTTTGTAGGAACGTAAGCGCCAATAACATCGTAGGTGTGGTTAGTTACAATCATAGGAATGTTTGCCTGCCCCAACTTAAGAGTGAGCATACGGAAAGCACCTTTGACAAGTTGTGATTTAGTCATATCACGAACTTGCTTATCGTTAAGTGCGTCAGTAATCTCTTTCTCAGTAGAAAGCATACCCAAAGAGTCTAGCACAAACATACAAGGTTTGCGCTCTCCTTCAGGTTTTTTTAAGTAAATATCTACTGCTTTGAGTGCTTTTCCACGAAACTCTTCAATAGTAACAACATTGACAACCACAAGACGAGAAGTATCAATTCCACGGGATTCTAAAAGAGATTTAGTGATAGCAGCCTCAGTGTCAAAGTAGAGACAGTAACCATCGGGATTAGTATCAAGAAAGTTCTTAACCACGGCGAGAGAGAAAAAAGTCTTTCCAGTACTAGACTCTCCAGCAATAGCAGTAATCTTATTCCCAGATACACCGCCAAATATGCTACCTGAAACCAGTGCATTAAAAATGTACGAACCCGTGTCAACATAAGTCTCAGTCTCATCAATATCGGAAGCAAGTTTTGTATACTCACCACCAACTTCTTTTACAATTTCTTTAAGAAAGTCCATAGTCATTTACCATTTTGATATTTTAATTTAAACCAATAAGCCCACAATTTATTATAAAGTTGGGTATTTGATTTAATAGATTGGAGTATATATTTAAACTCGTTCTCTGTGATTGGTAAGTTCATACCACCAAACCATATTGCTCTCGTAAGATTTTTTTATAAGGTAAACCTTGCTCTCTAAGTTCTTTTATCAGTTTAAGTTTATGATAAAGTGCTGCATCTCCACCAAATCCAAGAGCACTTACAATTTTTTTTAGTTCTTCATCGTTAATAGGAAGATCCATTAGGCAAAAAATAGTTCAAGGTTTACAGTTTTTTCGACATTCCATCCAATTGAATCGAGAATGGACTTAAGCGGGTCTACAAAACTCTTTTCAAATTGTAAGTCATAGTCTATGTATTTGTCAAGTCCAAGTTCCTTTGGAAAATCTTGAATGAATGAAATTACATTCTCCTGAATAATGTTTGGTTTTTTCAGAAAAATAAACTTGACTTTTTCACCATTTGAAATAAGAGAATACTTATTTGTCAGTTTCTTTTCTTTTATATAATGATTAAAAAGAAGTGCTCCACGAATATGAATGGGAGTTTTCTGAGCATAAATGGTTGCTGATGAATGATACTTACGAACATCAGACGCAGTTCGTGGAAATGCAATCTGTTCTGGAGGTAAAGACTTAAACTCTTCACGACACTTATCAATGAAGTTAATTACATCTTCTTCGGTCCCACTCATCATCAGTTTGAGACCATCTTTAATCATCTTGCGACAAGGTGCAGGAGTTGATGACTTAACTGCCTCAATACCCATCATCTTGAGTTTAGGTTCTTCATAACGAACACCTTCACTATCCCAAACATTTAGGATATATCTCTTTTTAGCGGTCCAGATTCCACGTTCGGCAATGTTTTCACGCTTCATCTGCATCTTCTGGTCATAAGCATTTACATACTCAGCCAGTTCTTGGTAGCAACCTTCAATATACTTTTCAAGTTCCACCTGACAGACCTTATCAAGGAACGAAACAATGCCTTCAGTAGTTTTCTCTCTTCCCTTGAATATACGTTCAACCAGAGGACCCATATTAAGATAGATAGAGTCAGTATCTGAAGCAATAACATAATCAACTCCATCAGTTTTCAAAAGTTTGTTGATATAGGCATTCATCTTGTCTTCAATCCAACGGATAGAAACCTGACCAGACAAAGTGATTGCCTCAGCATTTGCTAGTTTGTAATAACGGAAATACTGATTGCCGATAGCACCATAAGCAGAGTTAAGTTGAATCTTCCTCGCCATTTGGATGTTGTTGCACCTAGCAATCTCTTTTTCCAACTCTTTTGTCTTTTTCTTTTCATACTCTTGTTTGGCAGCAAGCATTTTCTTTTTATAGATGGTGCGGTCTCGATAGATTTTTTCCATCAATTCTGGTAGAAATCCCCGCACATCCTTACGGAACATTGCCCCGTTAGCACATACTGCCTTGTCCTTATACATTTCAAATGTGATTTCCTGATTCAGTATTTTATCTACAGTTACTGATGGATGCCTCTCATCCAGAAGTGTTTCTGGTGAGATATTATACTGCATAATAAGGTGAGGATATAGCGAGTTGAGGTCAAAAGATACAACCCAGTCATATTTTCCAGGAATAGGTTCCTTAACGTATGCACCAGCATACTTAGAGTCTTTATCAGAACGCTCTTTGGGAGGAATCACAATGTTCCTCTTTTTCAGATAGTTGTAGATAATAGTATCCCACATTCTAACCTGTGAAAACACATCAGCATAGTTTGCTTTTGCGTCATAGGCCATGGTGATTGCAAGTTCAATCAGTTTCATCTTATCTTCCAGACGGTCAACAAGTTCCACGTCAATGATGTTGTATTCTACAAACTTTTGCCAACCTTTGGTATAGAAGTCCTTAAAGGTATCAAACTCAGAGTGGTCCAGTTTTTTCTGACCAAGTTCTACATTTGCAATATGATCCAGACGATAAGACTCTTGTGCTTTATAAGTAAACTTTTTATAAAGATTCAGATAATCGAGTTGAGTAATACCACCAACATCGTAAGAAATGTGCTTACGACCAGCAATATAAATCTCAGTCTCAGTTACAAGTCCCCAAGGAGAAATGCGTTTCATCAATTTCTCACCTAGAACACGATCTAGACGACGAACAAGATATGGAATATCATAAAGCTCGCTGTTCCACCCAGTCACAACTTCTGGAGTATTTGTTTCAACCATCCACCAGTTGATAAAGTCGTTGAGAAGATCATATTCGCTGGAGAAAGAACGGTAATCAACATTCTTCTGCTGATTCTTGAAAGGACCTTGCCCCCAAGTGCGAATTTTCTTGGATGAGTAATCTTGAATAGTAATGAGTAGAACTTCCTCAGCGGCAGACTCTACATCAGGGAATCCGTTTTCAGAGGCAACCTCAATATCAAGAGTGGTAACTTTGATATTAGTAATATCAAACTTGAGTTCCTCTTCAGGATACATTTCAGAGATATACTGATAGATGTATCCAGTATTTCCATAAATTTTAAAGTTTTCTACTCCATCATATCTTTTTACAAACTCACGACAGTCGCGAACAGAACCAGGTTGAACCGATTCAACATATTCTCCATTCAGAGTCTGATATTTAGTTTTCTTTTGAGAAGGGACAAAAAGAGTCGGGTTAAACTTCTCCCGAGTCATGAAATGTTTTCCATTTTCATAACCACGGACCAAGAAGTGATCCCCGACCATCTGCACGTTTGTATAAAATCGAAGCGACATCAGGCGGTTAATTCAAGATACTTTTCAACAATTTCTTCTTTTGGATCCACAATGGTAAGGATACTGTCCGAATGAATCATCATTTCTCTCTGATCAGTTACATCAGGCCAAGGAGTAAGATTTCCTTCGGCGTCAATGCGGAAAGGATTAATGAGTTTACAATCAGGCTCTCCTAATTCAGAACCAACTTCGATAATCTCAGTAACAATTACATTATCAACTTTCAACAAAAGACACTTAACTGTTTTGTCCATTTACTCTTTCCTCATAAAGATCTTTAACTGAATTGAGTGGCTCAACGATAGTAACAACCCAATCTAACGGAACTAAAATTTGGTCATCTTGTGTTAAAAGAATCCATGATGATAAAGATACTTCGATTTTAGCATCATAGTCTACCTCTTCAGTTAAAAGGATAGACCTTTCTGTAAGAACCTTGTGAGGTTTATTGAAAATATATCCACAAGGTTTTTCATCAGAAACAATTTCTTTAATATCAGAAATAATTGTTTCGCCGGACTTCAATAGCGCAAGTTTGATTGACATTTTTATCTTCTTCCTTCAAGGTATTATACTCAAAAAAATGGGAGGTGTCAACTGGATTTTGCCAGTTACCTCCCTATGGCATAGCGCCGACGATATTCAATTGTATTTAGTCGCCATTACCATTTCCACCATCACCAGCACCACTTCCAGGATTTATTGGGACTGCCCTACCAGAAGAAACTTTTTGAGTTTTTCCTTTCATATAAACTTTATGTGGTTTTGCTGCTGGATATGAAATAGTTTTTATTTCATTAAGAAATTGGTGGAAGGATTTCATTTTTATTTTTATTTAGAGATAGTCCTTACGGGCATGATGCTCCGGTACTATTTTCCCAAGTACGATCCGTAGAAGTCCGTCTTCAAATGCGACTTCCCGGACTTCTGTGTCGTCGGATAAAGTCCACGCTCGTTTAAAACTTCTGCTAGCCACTCCCTTGTGGATAAACGTCCTATCCGATTCGGCATCTGCTTTTTGCCCTTCGACAAAAAGTTTTCCATACTCTGTGAAAACATTGACCTCTCCTCTCTTGAATCCTGCTAATGCGAGTTCCAAATGGGATTCAACATTATTTATTTGAACCAGATTATATGGGGGGTAATTCGTTGTGGTTTCATGAAGATTAAATAGACGGTCAAAATATTCATCCATTCCAATACTATTGCGGGTGATTCTTTCCATCAGAGCAGGAAGATCCGCAGCAGTATACCTTGTGAGGTTGGTCATTATGGTAGCTCCTTTAAAAGCGAGTTTGTGTTTTGTGGACCCTTACGGCATCCGTATATAATTATAACACTTCACATAAAAAAGGCGGGTGTAAAACCCGCTCTTTTTCATTCGGCATCCTCTACCTTTTTCTTTTTAGCACCAATATTATACTTGGTTTCCAGAATCCAGTCCCCCTTATCCTTATAAGCAAGAACTTTGATTTGATTCAAAGGGGCGATGTCTTGAATCTTTTTGACATCTACAATCTCAATCAGACCCCAATCAGCAAGAAGTTGGGCGATACGATTGCGGCGCTGAACATCATTCACAGTTAGGTTAGCGTGTTTGCCATCCAGAGCAAACAATTCCTTAAAGTGAACGAGATAATATCTACCTTGCTTGTGTAGAATATGACAAGACTGATAGATTTTTTTTTCCTTTCTTGAAGCAACTCCGATTCGGGTCAAAGTCTCACGAACTTTCAAAAAGTCATCTGGTTCATTCAGAATGACTTCCACCATTTGATCGGGCGTCCACTTCACTTCAGGTTCTTGAACGACACTCATTTTGTTCCTCCAGTTTCAAATTTCGATTTTATAAAATTAAGTTGTTCTTTAGTAAGAATCCTCAAAGATTGTTTTGCCTTTTCATTACTAAAACCATAGTAACGTTTAACATAATCAAGGTCTTTGATTTTATCTTGACGGAGCCAGGGAGAAAATCTCTTCTTTTTCCTCAGACTATTTATAAAAAAGTCATATTGCATCTTCTTCGGGAGAAAATGATATTGATTCATTTCATTCGCAAACATAATACAATCAATGTGCCCAGAGAGACAGCGATTGATAATATAAGGTGCATATTCCTTCTCAAGCGAAGGATCTTCGTCAATCAGATGGTTCTTCGTCTGATTGATCGAGTTTAACCAGTCCTTCAATTCCATAATTAAAAAGCAAGAGTTCTTTACGTTGTTTTTGCTCACGCATATATTCGCCAACAGAACGCATTGTATAAGTTAAGTCAAACTCAGCAGCATTCCAGTTATTAAAGCGGTCTTTTACAAGTTGATCAGAATTATAACTTACCAACTGGTCCATATCGTTAGCATCGCAGTCAGCAGCAAACTTATCGTGATCAAATCCTTTGTGCATTGATCCTTTACGCCCATAGAGATTATCCTTAATGTCATAAGGAGGATCGAGATACATAAAAGCACCCTTGTTTCCATCCATCAGATAATCATACGAATAATTAGTTATACGCCAATGCGATATTAGTTTAGAATACGAAGGCAGTTTTTCGATCCCTCGCATTGAGAAGTTGGCATTGGAGGCTTGTGGTGAAAATGATGAACTCTCCGTGAGACCACTGAAACTGCACTTATTGACAATATAGAAAGCCACAGCACGATCAAGACTGGGCAAACTCTGGTCATTGATCTTCTCCTTACTTGTGAGGAACAGTTCTTTTGCGGATTCTGGATTATTGTGGGTCGATTTAAGATCTACCAGTTTATCCTTTAAGTCAGAACCAAACATCTGGAGTTGCTGCCAGAAGTTTACAAGAGGTTCATAAAGATCATTCACCCAAATATCTAGGTAAGGATATTTTTTAGTGATATGAATCGCAACACTTCCACCACCAAGAAATGGTTCTCGGAACTCATCATAGTTGCGGAGGTCTGGAAAGTAAGAATCCATCTTGACGCAAGCACGGGACTTACCACCAGGATAGCGTAACGGTGTTTTAAGAGACTTCATAATCTTTAGGATGATACTTCAAATACTCTCTAAAAGTGAGTTTCATTTCTTTCTGCGTCATACCACAGTGCTTTGCGGCAGCAGGAACGGTCATTTTAGCACGAAAGAGACCTTCATTTGCCTCCTTTACATTTTCTGGAGTTGTTTTTACAGGAACATCATAAAGAGATGCCTTATCAATTTTGAGCAGACCCATTTACACACCTCACAACAATTTGAGTATCTCTAGTTGCTTCTGCCATCTCACGATATCCAGTCCCAACATAAATTTGACCGCCAACTACAGCAACAGCACAGGCACCCCAAAAGATATAATACCACTTGGATTTGACCTGATGTTGCTTTTTCAGTTCATCAAGTTCTTCGTGAATATCTTGATGATGAAACCTCAATGGTTTTTGTATCAGTGCTTTAAGTTTCTTGTTTTTCATTTGAATTCACATTCAACCATTACTTCAGTTAGGCAGGCAAGCATATTTATTTCTTGGTCTGCTACGAAAGCACTCTGATACTGATACTTAGCAAGCACAAGCACAGCAGCAGGAATACTATTGTTTTCAAGGGCGCTGTAAAGAGCATCATAAATACGGCGCAACAATACAGTAGTATCATTGTCCATATTAGCCACCACCCACTTCCGAACTTCAGGGAAGTTCTTTTCTTTAAGGTTTTGAAGGAGATCATTTACAGC